ATATATATTATTACTTTTTCCTTGAAAAAATCAATTCTTTGCATGTTAAAAAAATTTTAGAAAATATCTTAGCGATTAAAAGATCATTTGTAGTATGCATTTGAACATTTGGTAGTGAAGTTACTACTATCATAGGTTGGTTAGATTCAAAACGTGAGTTAATAATTTGATACATGTTTGATATCAAAAATTTATTACTCAAGTCATGACTATCTAAGAAGTCATCTATTATGATTAAATCAAATTGTCTGATATCATCAAGCAATTGATTTTTACTTATGATAAAATCGTTGTGTAATCTCAATGCATTAGTATACTTACATTTAAAACCCCTATTTAATAATGCATTTGTGATACATAGAGCAAGGGTCGTTTTCCCACTTCTAACACTTCCATTTATGAGTAGACCTTTGCTTGTATTTTTGCCAAAATTTTGTATATATTCTACAATTTCATCATTATGATCATTCTCTGGTATTTTATCAAAAGTTACGTATTTAAAATTAATATCGTAGAATGCATTTTTGACAAGATTTTCTTTTGTGATTTCGTAATCGTAAGAATGCATTTTTTCTTTGTGCTTTTTCATCTCGTTAATAACGCAGTGACAAGATATGCAAAGTAATTCATCACCAGATTTTATTTGCATTGGCATATTACATTTCCCACAGTACCAAATCTCATTTTTTTGATAATCGCCATCTTTAATTTTCAAGTTTTTCTTTGCGATATGTGCAAGTTTTCTCACGAAGTCTTTCGTAAATTGATTAGGCGAAGAACTCATAATTATCTCCTTTCAAACTCAATGTTATTCAATAACATAGGCGTTGTTGTCATTATTTTCTTTTGTATTTTTCGAAGGCAATGGATAGAATGACAACCAATTTTTTTGTATGCTCCTGTCGACTATTTGTTTTTTTGTTTCATCGTCAGTTGATAGGGAATCTAGGTTTCTTAGGGTTATCTCCAGCGCATACTTAGTCAAAGGCTTTTTAATAACGCTTCGCATCCTTATGAATTCAAGGATTGATAGAACTAAATCCGTATTTTTGGTATACTGGTTTACGAGATTTATTAGTTCCATTTCCTTTTTTTTAATTCTAACCCCATTTTTTTCGATTTTTTTTTTCTTCAGAGTGTAATTTTACCTTTGAAGCATTTTCGTCGAAATTTGGGGCACTTACGTGCTCGTAATCGCTATTTCTGTTTTGGACCCCTATCCCACTTTCGATTTTGTCATCTTTCATCTTGACTTTTTCGTTACTTTTCTTTTTACTTTCTTTTGAAAAATAAATATTTTTAAATTTTTTTCTGCTTAGTTTATTTGTATACTTAGTCTTATTTGGGTTATTAATATAATATATATATTTATTTATATTTAATTCTTTCTCTTCTTTTTTGCTTCTTTTTTCTTCTCTTTCTTTTTCGACAAACTCTTTTTTTGAATCCTCCTTTTGCTCTTCTTTTTGGACATCTTTGCCCATACCATATGGGCAATTTTGTCCACTTTTGATTATCATTAATTTTGGTCGTTTTTTACAAATATATTCGTACTGAATATATCCATACTTTACTAGCTGATTTATTCTTCTTGTTAACGTTTTTTTAGATATTTTATAAATCACTGCTAGTTCATCTACACTTATTTCACCAAAATCCATAAGTTCACCATATATCAATCGGCTCCCTGATGATAACCGCGTATCTCTTGCTATATTCTTTGGTATTTTCAACATCGATTTAACCTCCATATTAATTTCATATATTCGATTTTAATTTCTTAAGCGTTAATATATCTAGTTCCTCTATACGTTTAAGGCTTGGAAATCTTTCTAATAATGATTTCTTAGATTCGTCATCTACCGCACGTTCTCTACACATCTTACGTATCTCACTTATTAACTGCTTTTTTTCCGTTTCTTCGCGCCCTTGCACTGCATCAAAATAATCATGTTCTACTATGTTAAATGCTGACATCAAAAGATATCTTCTCGAGTATGTTTCCAAAGCACCAAGGTTTTGTATGCCATGCGCACCCTTTAATGCAATTTCTGCCATTGGACTTTCATATTCTAATACCTCACTTGGTTCTTCAATATTTATTATTCTCATAAGTGCCCTATCTTTCGTAAATGTAAATTGTATCATTACCTGATATTCTAAAGTTAATTTATTAATATGTGGTACGATATCACCAAGTTCAAAATAGTTATATCCTGCATATTTGTTTTTCCCCGATTTTTTTATATTTGCTTCCTGCAATTTGTTTGTTATTATCGCTACTTTCCCATAAATATTCATATTTTCACTCCTAAATTCTTAAATTAAAATTTATATTATTTGATTTTGACAACATTATATCCAACAAACATACTATAAGGTTATTCGCCTTCATATTAATTTCTTTTGCATACTTATCCAACTCCTTAGATATTTTGTCATCTAATTTAAGCCCAAACCTTGACGGTTTAAAAAAATCATTTCCTAATTTCTTAATTTCATTTACGTCTTCCAAATTATCAATATACCAAAACGGTGGCGTATATGGATCTATTTTTTTGTTACACTCTTCCCTTGTGTGTTCATCCATTATATATTCTATTATCACCCTCCTTGTTACCGCTAATACTGTCGTCATATTTTTTTCCGCTACATTTTTAATTGCGTTATGCATCCCTTGTATTATGATAATAGTTTTGACCGCCATATTTAACCTCCAACAACATCAAATTTATTTTTTGCACCTCCTTTACTCATTTTATGTTTATTATTATACACTCTTTGTTTCATTTTGTCAACACTTTCTGAGATTTTTTTTATTTTTTTTTAATTTTTTTGTCATCTAACGTTTTTTATGTAGAATGAATATAAAATAAAACAACTTTTTAGAACAAAATACCTTTTTTCTGCTCTAAAACTTTTTATTTTGTGTATTATATGTATATGAATACATAGGAGGTTTACAAAATGTCAGTTATTAACACTAAAACACAATTTTTTAGGTGCAATGGACTTATCAGTGTTAGCAAATTAAAATCCAAGATATCTGAACATATTTTGGAGCTTGCGGTTATTAATACACGCATTAATGATATGGAGGATGAAATTATTAAAGGATATCACCTAAGTGATATTCCAAAAGACACTTCCAAATTATCTGATGAGTCTTTAATCGCTTTCGTTGAAAAACGCCAAAAGCTTTTTGATGTTCGTGATTCTATCAATAACAAGATTGATAAATTAAAATCAGAATGTACAAAAATTGAGAACGCAATTTCTCAAATGCCTGATTGCCTATATAAGACTATTATTTCACTTTCTTTTATTGATGGGCTTACTGCTAAGGAAATAAGTACTAGAATTGGTTGTTCTGTCCAAAATGTTTACAGATATACGCGCGCTTTGCAAAAAACTATATTTGGTGAATTAACGAATAATATTTAGTTTGGAGTATCAATATGGAAAAGATATTATTTGATGTTAACGTGCTCAAAATCCAAATTAATAAACACGGTGACACTATTGATATTGATCTACGTGATAGATCACAAGTTAATAGTATTCTTAAAGTATTTGATGAATTCATGAGCAAATATCAGGTTTTGGTAAATTCGAATTCAGAAGAAAATAATTGGGATAGTATTGAACAGATGGCTTCTTGGGTTGAAAATAGCATTTGTGATTTATTTGGCAAAGAAATAATTCAAAAAATATTTGGCGTAGAACACCCATCAATTCAATTACTTTCTAAGTTCTTAGTTGAGCTTTCTGCAATAATAATATCTAATACTAAAAAGTATGAAGACGATTTTATTAAAGATATTGAAGGCAAATATTCGTTAAAATATTTTAATCGCTTGAATCAAAGACAAACACGAGCTAAATTATGAATATTTTAATTGACGCATTGCCATGTGAATATGAAGGATATTTAATAAACCCTGGATTCCAAACTGGTATATTAATTGATCAGTGTTTATCTGATAAATCTTTCATAGACAACCGCGAACAATTATACACCGCATCTCGTTTATTGTTTGGGAAAGGTATACCACCCATAGAAGAAGCAATAAATGGATTAAACTGGTTTTTATCTGCTGGTGTTCCTAGCACAAAAGCACCAATTGTTTCTCATGAAACTCGCGAATACAAGACTTTATTTTCATTTGACCAGGATCAATATATGATATATAGCGCTTTTAGGCTACGATACGGTATTAATCTCAACAACGCTAATCTTCATTTTTTTGAATTTATTGCTCTATTTAATGACTTAGCTAACACTGCATTCAGAAATGTTATTGATCTTAGAAATATGGACCATACAGATATCAAACAGTATTCACGCAGAGATCAAAAGAAAATTTTAGCTTTGAAACGACAGTTTAAAGTAGTTTCAGAAAACAAAAACGAGCCAGAGAAACAAACCACTAAATTTGATAAATTAATTGAGGAGTTTAATAAAAATGCTAAATAAATTTATAATTAACTGTATAGTTACAAAACCATTTGAAATCAAAGACAGTAATGATATTAAATATGTCAGAATACCTGTCGAATCAGCACGCGATTACAAGTCTAAAAACGGTAAATACTTAAAAGATTATATGTATATTACCGCTTTTGGAAAAAATGCAACTTCCGCTTTCGAAAAATTCAAACCTGGCTCCTCTATAATTGCAGAGGGCTACATCACAACAAGTTCATTTACAAAAGACAACGTAAAATACAATACACTTCAACTAGTTGCGTCCCACATTCACGATATTTCAACAGCATCAACAGATACAGGGCGCACAAACAAAGTTGGCAGTGATTCTAATATCCAACAAAGCTTTGATGACGATGATTTGCCATTTTAAAAGGCTTAAAAAATGAAGATTTATGTATTTCATTACAATTCAGGTATTCACAAATATACCTACATACCTTTTTAGACTCATTATCTAATAAGTTATCAAAATATTGTATTGGAAAATCTTCATAGATTATAACACTTGAAACGAGCACGGCACATTCTATTGACTCAGTACTTACAAAGTCATCCATAAGATACGCATGTTCGTTGTACCAATTTATAATTAATTTATATATTTTAAGAATTGATTTTGAGTCATCTTCTGGCTTATTTACAAGCCTCAGTAACCGCTTAATATTACCAATAATGTATTTCACATTTTTCATTTTAACCCTCCATTATTTTTTCTTTGATATCTACATATGCTTTACCATCAGTTAAACCACTACATATAGTGCATATTACAGAAGCACACTCATAAAGTTCACTAACTGTGAATTGTTCATATACACTATTAGTTTTTGGTACGTTTTTTTTTGTTCTAAGTGCACCAGCATTTAGGCCAAATACTTTTTTATAAACTAAGTTCTGGTAATGTGCGTATTTAAAAGATTTATGGGGGCTATCTGGTAACCCATTAATTACTTTTTGCATACAAACACGCATATCTATATATGTTTTACGAGCATTATCAATTTGTTCATTAATTGTACGACTATCCATAATGCTCCTTCCAAAAAACATATTTATACATTATATGACACTTTTTTGTAATTGTCAACAACTTTATATAAAAAAAATTATTTTTGAGGTAACAAATGAATAATTTTTTATTCTATTATGGTAAAATATTTTCTGGTAAGACTACCACAGCAATTAACAAAGCTTATGAGTTAAAATCTCAAGGCAAAAATATATATGTTTATTTGCCTGATGTTGTTTGGGCACCAAATATTGTATCTCATAATGGGGATCAATACCCGGTATCGCCTGAGTTACTTGGGGATGAGCATTTGCATTTTATTCCTTATGATTCTTTTGTTATTATTGATGAAGCACATTTTTTGCCAATTGAGGCAATCAATGTTTTGAAAAACTTAACTACTAACAAGCAATGCAAGGTGTTTTGTTTTGGGCGCTTGAAACAAAAATTATTAAAAGTTGCTGATAGAATAATTGAAGTTGCTAATACGAAAAAAAGGTTTGATACAAATGAAATGCCAATTTGAATCACAACATCAAAAAATTATTTTTGAATTCGCAAATTTTCATCCTTTACTCAAATGGATGTTTGCAATTCCAAATGGTGGGTTCAGGAATCCGAAAGAAGCTTATAATTTAAAACTTCAAGGTGTGAAAGCTGGGGTATCAGATATATTTTTGCCTCTGCCGAGAGGTGGTTATCATGGACTTTTTATTGAACTTAAGGTAGGGAAAAATAAACCAACTAAACTTCAAAATGAATTTATAAATTATGCAAACCAAAATGGTTATTATGCAACAGTTGCTTTTGGCGCACAAAATGCCATAGATATAATAGAAAGTTATATAAAATGTAGGTGATTATTTTGAATAGTAAATTTGAAAAACAAAAAATATATATATCTGAAATGATAGATAACATTATGTTGGCTCCCATCCCGCCACAGTTGGAAGATATTAAAAAAACTATTTCCTTATTAGATATGCCAAATGTTTCGTATAAAAATACTTTGATATTCGCTTTAATTGTTTCTGTATTTTTAAAAGGTATTGCAAAAGGCGACCATGAAATTTTGGAATTCTTAATTAACGTTCAAAATGGCTCAATTAGTTCACAAACATCAAAAGCTGATAAAGTGTTTGGGAAATTAATTGATGCTATTAAGGAAATTAAAGAAGATGTTTGATGGATTTACTGAAAAGCAAAAATCATTTGTTCGAGATGTTATTATTGGCGATACTAAAAGGATCAATATATTAGAGGGGTCTGTAAGGTCGGGGAAAACCTATGTGAGTTTAATCGCTTGGCTTATTTTACTCGCCCAAATGCCAAATGAGAATAATTATTTGATGGTCGGAAAAACATTGACATCTTTAAAACGAAATTGTTTGTCAATTCTAGATTCGATTGTACCACCCAAATTTTTTAAATACTCGCTAATAAAAAAAGAAGCGAGTATTTTTGACCATAAAATATTTTTAGAGGGCGTTAATGACTCACGATCTGAACATAAAATACGTGGTATGACTTTACAAGCAGCTTATTGTGATGAAATAACACTATATCCTGAAGACTTTTTCACAATGCTGTTATCTCGTCTATCACAAACTGGTTCGAAATTACTTGGAACCACAAACCCTGATTCACCTATGCATTGGTTCTATCAAAAGTTTTTAACTCGACAATCTGAAATAAGTTTAAAAACATGGAAATTTTTACTCGATGATAACACCACTATAGAAACTCAAATACGAAATGATATAAAAAAAGAGTATACTGGTGTTTTTTATGAAAGATTTGTGCTAGGGCGCTGGGTACAAGCTGATGGCATTATATATGATCAGTTTGCAAATGAACCCGAAAAATATATCATTAGTGATATAAAAATTTCACAATTAGATAGTATAAATATTGGTATTGATTATGGCGCGAGCAAATCAAATACCGCGCTTGTAGCTGTTGGATTTTGCAACAAATTTGAATCTATTTGTGTTTTAGATGAAATGCAAATAGAAGGTGTCCAATCACCAGAACAATTGTATAAATATATTGCACAATTTGTGAGAAAAGTATTTTCTAAATTTGGAAATATAAACAATATTTTAGCTGATTGGGGTGGCCTTGGGCAGGTCTTAACAAAGGGCCTTAGATACTACCTTTATAGATATGTTGGACAGTTTCAAGTGTCGGATTGTAAAAAAATCAAAATTATTGATCGTATTCAGTTATTGAGTAGACTTATGAGTTTTCAAAGATTTAAAATAATGAATACATGCACAAATACAATTGAATCACTAAGAAATGCAGTTTGGGATTCAAGCGCAATAGACACTAGGCTAGATGATGGTTCGGTCAATATAGATATGATAGATGCTATGGAATATGCTTTTATTCCACATGCTAGTATTCTTAATTCTAAATTGAACATTATTCCTAAATTGAAAAGGATGAATATTATATGATTGAAACAAAACAAGAAATTTTTGATTGTATAGTCATTGGTGGTGGGATTGCCGGATTAACAGCTGGTTTATATCTTGCTTATTCATGCACTAAAGTTTTAGTTTTTGAACGTGAATTGTTTGGCGGAAAACTCAATTATATCCCAACAGTTGAAAACTATGCTGGTTTTTCAAGTATCAAAGGAAAAGAACTAAGCCAAAAAATTTATTCACAAGTTTCTAAATTTGGAATTACTAAGTATGCTGAAGTAATTAAGGCACAGCTTGATGGTAAAATTAAAAAAATTTATACAGATAAAGGTATTTATTTTGCTAAATCTGTGATTATTGCTATTGGTTCCCAACCACGAACACTTGAAGGATTTGAAAATGAGAATTTTACATATTGTGAACTTTGTGATGGGCATTTCTTTAAGGGTGAAAACATTGCTATTGTAGGTGGTGGCAACAGCGCTTTTGAATGTGCAAAATATATGAAGGATATTGCAAAAAAGGTACATTTATTAATTAGATCAAATCAAGCACGTGCTGATTTAAAACTAGTAAAAGACATATCCACTATCAAAAATTGTTTTATACACTATAATACGAAACTTTTGTCTATACATGAAGACGTTAAAAAAATTGAAATATTAGAAAATGGTAAAGCAAGCACACTAAACTGTGCGAGAGTATTTTTAAAGATTGGATATACATTTGATAATTCCTTATTCCCACAGTTAAAAAGTGATAACAATGGGTTTAGCATTGTTACTGGAATACCTGGTGTGTATGTTGCTGGTGATTGCAAATCGTCACCAATTAAACAGCTAGTAACTGCAGCAAGTGATGGCGCAATAGCTGCTATAATTGCAAGAAAATTTTTGTCTGGGATTGACAACTCAGCGTAAAATAGTATAATAATAGCGTAGTCCATTGCGGGCTAATCGTTATGTTTTTATTTTATTTATAACGTCGTCCACGGTAGTGTCGCGGGCGTCGTTTTCTAATTAGAGAATAAATTATAAATATTTTTATTATTATATTTAATAATTTTTCAATAATATCAACCAACTTTATATCGCCTCCTTTCAATCTGAAGTAGAAGAAAGGAACGATTAGCCCTTGAACACGAACTACGCTAAAGTTATTATAAACTATTGACAAATTTGTGTAAAATGTTATAATAGTAGCGTGACTCGCTTGCGGGTTCATCGTTATATGAAGTATTTATCTGTAACGACGTCCACGCTTCCTTCGTGGGCGTCGATTGTTTTTTTTGTTTTTGATAAATTCAAAGTAAACAAATTTGAATACTGTGAATAAAAACCAAAACCAACCGAGCATTTTATCACCAGACTTTCTCCTCAAACGGAGGACAATTGAAAGTAAGATGAACCCACAGTGCAAGACACGCTAATCCAATAATAAACTATTGACAAATTAGTGTAAAATGTTATAATAGTAGCGAGGGCCCAAAGTGGCTGACCCTAAAAGATTTGCATTAATAACCGTAAACTTTTGATGTAGGAGCGGTTATTTTTTTATGAGCAAAAATATTATTAATAAAATCAAATACCGTGTTGGCAGCACGGTAGATTTTTTTTTGAGTTCTTTTGTATTTATTACCTAAAAATTACAAAATAAATTATGCAATTTTTGCAAAAAAGGTGGTAAAAATTGAATAAGATAAAAACTATTACTTCTAATATTGTCTCTGAAAATATTTTAAAAATAAAAGAGTTATTTCCGAACTGTGTAATAGAAGCTAAAGATAAAAATGATAAGATAACTCTTAAAATCGATTTTGAGACTTTAAAACAAGAACTCTCTGATGATATTATTGGTGAAAATCAAGAAAAGTACGAACTTACTTGGCCTGGGAAAAAAGAATCAATACTTCTAGCAAATCAACCAACCAATAAGATATTAGTACCATGTAAAGAAGAAAGTGTTAATTGGGAAACTACTCAGAACCTTTATATCGAGGGTGATAATCTTGATGTATTGAAAATACTTCGTAGAGATTATTTGAATAAAATTAAGCTGATTTATATTGACCCTCCTTATAATACTGGAAAAAATCGATTATATAAGGACAAATTCACACATTCAGAATGGCTTAATATGATGTATCCTAGATTAAAACTTGCTAGAGATTTTCTCGCCGATAATGGTGTTATTTTTATATCTATTGATGACCGTGAAGTGCACAATCTTAAAAAAATTTGTGATGATATTTTTGGTGAAGAAAATTTTATTTTACAGTTTATTTGGGAAAAAACTCAACATTTTGGACGGCAAAAAATAAATTATTATTCTAATTGTGAATACATATTGTGTTATACCACAAAATTATTTATTGGTGGAGGCCTTAATGAATTATTAATTGAATATACTAAAACAAATTTTATGGATGCACCATTATACAATGCATCTAATAAAACAAACAAGATCTTATTTCCAAAGAAAAGTGTAAAATTTAATATTGAAGATGGTAAATACCAAAATTCTAATAACAACAAATTTCAACTATTAAATACAGTTATTGTAAAAAATCAAACAAATATAAATGATTTTATCATTAATTTTAAATCAAGATGGTCACAGAAAAAAATTTTTGAGGAATTCTTGGTTAAATATAAGGACTTCGGCATTGACGAGGTTATCATTGAAGAACCACTACTTAGGTCAAACAACGTAAACACTGTATCTACCCTTCTACGTTTCAATGGAATGGTTTCTGACTGCGTTTACAATGTTCTAGGAATTGTTCCTCAATATATCTCTTCATATGATGCAAGAGAGTATTCATTTCCAGAACTTATG